TCGATAACGAAAGTTTTATTAGTCGAAATTGCTCAGTAGTTAATTCAGAAGATAATTTTTCACCGACTTTCTTTTTCATAATATCGACAGATAAATTGCTTACAACTCCTTGTTTTTCTAAACTCGGTGTCTTTTTCTCTTCCATGAGCATTTTTATTACTTTTTGCTCATATTCTGCAATTCGAGATAAATCTGCTTCGTTGATATTTCGCCAATCATTCATTAACGTTTGTACAGTTGCTAACGAACGATAATCTGGTATTCTTTGTTCAAAAAAATCATTTTCATTTAATTTTTTATTGATCGTATGAATGAGAGAACCCTTCTCTTTGTCGAGTCCCTTCGCATCATGTTGCTGAGCTGCTTTTTTGGCTTCGTCCAAAATTCTAAGAGCCAATGATTCAGTCCCAACAGTTGTGCGAACAAGCGCATTGAAAAGTCTAAACTCTCTGTGTAGATGCGTCCCGGGTTTAAAGTGCTCCTGAACTATCTGCATCGCTTCTTTCGCCCTGTCTGTCTTTCCCTCGATCAAAGCACGGGAAATGAAGCGCACGAGCTGCTCATAAATGATCGCAGCATTCCTCTTTTTATTGTGCCTCATCACTCACTCTCCAAATCTATATCTTCAATGTCTTCCGACAAAAGCTTACTGCTCAATTTACTACCTATATTGCCCGAGAGCTTCTTGAAAATTCCTTCCATTTCTTGCGTCATTCTTGGATTAAAAGTTTGTATTTTTTCTTCTAGCATAGCGTCGATTAAAGAAACAGGTAAATCATCTTCGAATAATTCTTCGCCGTTCATAGTTTCTCCAAAAGGACGATTTGAAGTATCTTGAGTTCTAGTACTACCACCAACTGATGTCATAGACCTAAAATCTGGTAGTACTTTTTCCCCTCGTTTTTTTGAACGCTTTACTTCTTTTTTATTAATTTCGTCGCCCCACATATTTTTAACTTCGTTTGATGGATTCACTGGAAGATTGGAATTACTTCTTCCTAACGGTTCGTATCCTGCGAATAAATTTTCTTCTCCACCTGCTTCTTCTTCCCCGGCGGGCTCTTCGGTCTCGGGTTCTGTGGATGATGCGCCAGCGCCACCGCCTGTATCTCCACTTTCTCCGCCAGATTCTACATCAGCGTCTTCTTTTTTGTCTTCTTTACGACCTTCTTTTATTTTAGCTATTTCTTCTTCAGTGAGACCCAAAACGTTTCTTCTTAACCAGCCTCTATCAACAGCACCCTCGGGAGCTGCACCTGCGATTTCGAACTTTGTTTTAATAAGTTCGAGTTTTTGCATTTGCGCGACAGAGCTCGGATTATTAAGCATTAATTTAAAATTTAAAATAGATTCATCAGTGAAACCGTGAGAATACAAATGAATCATTGCTATTTTATTAAGTTCTGAAATAATAACTTTTTGTATTCTAGAAATCGTACGAGAAAATCGTATATCTTCCTGTGCTAATGTCGCCTTCGAACCTATCTCTTCGTCATAACCTAGATAAGCTTTTGGTATTTTTAAAGCAGCAAATAATTTTTTCTGAATATATTGAACGTCTTCGACGGCGGCTGTATTTTGACCACCCGCTAATGTATCAATTTTTGTCCCAGACTCTCCACCACGCACCGGTATAAAGTAATCGTCTAATCCGCTTAATGGATTAAATCTTAAATCAACTCGACCAGTTGCCTTATCTATAACCATATTTCTTTTAAGGGTCGATTGCGCCTGCTCCATATAATTCTGAACTTCTTCGGGTGGAACGTTTCCAACATCGATATAGAATATTCTTCTTTCTGGCGCGCGGACAACTCTATACAATAACATAGCGTCTTCGCTAAGTATTAGTTGTCTCCATACACGACGAGCTGACTCTAAAACAGACGCACCATACGGAAGAAATGCATCATTTCCTAACAATCTAAAATGAACAACCTGCCAGTTTTCTAATGTTTTATTACCTTTCGTTATCCACCTGAACCTAACAGCCATGGGATCTTGCGGATCATACCCTTCTTCTCTTTCAATTTCTGCTATGGGTATTGGTAATAAATTAATTACGCCGTATTTTGGATCAACGTCTAAGAAAGCGAAAAAATCACCGTATTTACATAAATTTCTTGTCCACATTGGAAGATTGAAATCTACGTTTAGTATATCATAAAATAACTCTTCTAGTAATTCTCTAATTACTCTGTTATCAGAATAAACATGTAATACTTTGCCTGCTTCATCTTGAGAAGCAGATTCTTCGGAATATATGTCAAGAGCTGAAGAGATTTCAGGAGTCGCTTCCATTTCGCTAAAATCGCTATAGCGACTCATGCGATCGAAAGCACCATATGCTGAAACTGTCGAAGAATATACATCAGAAACGTTCCTTCTGAACATTTCATAAGATGAAGACGCAGTCGGAGGAGAGTATCCTTTAACTTTCGACTTTATAACAGGACCTGAACGGAATAGCTTTGTTAGTCTGCTGAACAGACTCTCATTTCTTTGTGCCATTATTTATACATCCATAATAATTCTGGTGGTATTGGAACAGCTGGATCGGTTCCAAAAAATCGACTGTCATATTGTCGTGGCTTCATGGGATTAGATGTGTGCATATTTCCGCCTTGAAGCTGGGGTTGTGCATTAACTTTAAATCCTGCGAGTAAACCCCACTGAGAAGATTTAATAGTTTGAGATGCTTCTCTATTAGGTTCGAATAAATTGCAAGCGATCGCTGTTGCCATAACAATATCGTCATTAAAACCTTTTTGCGCTCTAGCTACATTACCAACCCAGACGAATGTCTTAAGTTCATCAAGTAATCTAGCAGAATATATTCTAACTTTATTTGTGCGAAGGTATTCTTCTAGCTTCGTTAAAATTGTAGGTTTATTTTGACCTGATGTGTTGAATCCTATTTTTCCTATGGGGACATCGGGACTATATCTATATCTTACGTCGTTTATATAAAGATTAGGGTACCCAAGTTCTTTTAGTTTCGTTATCGTAGCGAACCCGTAAGTATTGTTTTCGGGACATACTTGCGCTTTATTATATTTTAAACCTATTTCGTTAATTAATATGCCCAGTTGATCGGGTGGTATTTTACCCTTGAATTCGCAAACTTGTTCACATTCGATCGTGTCGATGACTTGTATTGTGGAGTAATCGTATGCATCACCCCTAGAAACATCTGCTGCGATAACATATTTGTGATTTGGAAGAGCATATTTCCAAACCCATACTGACATTTCTGGTCCCCATCTTTCGATTGGATTTCTACAACCAGATCTAATTCTTTCATAATCTTCAGCAGTTATGAAAGTATCACCCGACGAAGAGAAGTCGCAAAGTAACTCTTGGGCTATCTGCTTGCGCGTCATGTTTCTAGATTCTTGTTCGAACCATTTTTCGTCATGATCTGGGTGGACGAACCAAGGAAGTTTTATAGGATGAAAATCCGAAACGCCTGCGTCGGCGTCTAACCATAATTTATGAAATTGATTACCTACTCCAGATGGTGTACTTAAAATAATAGCAGAACCACCTGTTGATAATGTAGGATACAATCCTTTCCAGAGTTCGTCGAAATCTCTAATAAATGCAGCTTCGTCAACTATTAAAAGAGAAAGAGCTTCTGAGCGACCGGCGTCTTCGGACGTCGGAACAGCCTTGATGATAGACCCATTGGAAAATTCAAGCTGTGTCTTAGTATGAGATGTAATCTCAGGTATAACAAGCCAAGATGGTAAATTTTCTAACATAGTCTTGACTTTTCTTATAAAATTTTGAGCAACCGCTAGTTTCGTAGCTATAATGAGAACATTTTTTTGCTTATAAAAAATAGCTCTCCAAAGACTATACGCTGCCGTAATCGTAGATAGTCCGAGCTGCCTTGATTTAAGAACTATGTTAAAACGATGTTTCACGAAATCATTAAGACAATCATTCTGAAAATCGTAGGTTTTAAACGGTATAAGACCCTTGTTTGGATGCGTAATTTTTACGTATTTATTTATAAAATAATCAGGTTCTTTACCACACCTAACTATTTCATTTAATTGTCCTTGTTTGGATATGACGGTTGTCTTAGCCGATTTCATATGTTACAAATCTTCGATAATAAGCGACCTTTCTAGGCGAGTGAAAAGTCGTAGATATAACTTCTATATTATCGCTAGTATTAATCTCTTTGCATTTAAGAGTTTTACCAGAAGCATTTTTATAATTCGATTTTACGAATTTTATAGATTCGTTTAACATAGAAATCGATCGATCTGACTCTCTTTCAACCTGTGGTCTTAACGCTGCGTCGTTTGCAAAATGAACTATCGAAGTATATGTTAGCTGTAGTTGACCTTCGCCCATTAACTTATACATAATCGATTCGGTTCCATTTTTAGACCCGCGTATTTGTTCCAAACATTGTGCGAGACAATTGACATCATAGCTTAACATATTTTACTCTCCGCATCTATATATCTAGCGAGCAATAAAGAATTTCTCTCTTCTTTTTTTAAGAAAATTTG